ACAAAAGAGTCTTTATTCAACTTAGCAAAAATATACGAACAAATAGATTATAACGAAGATCTTAAAAATAGCGCTGTTATAACAAGAGGAAGTTTTCAATGGGAAAACGGCGTAAAAGACACAAGAGTATTATTCTCGCCAAATCCACAAGGAAGATTTTTAATAACTTGGACACCACCTGCACAATTACAAAATAGGCAGATAATCAAAAACGGTTTGAAATGTCCTGGTAATGAGCACATTGGAGCGTTTGGTTGTGATAGTTATGATATTTCAGGAACAACAGATAATAGAGGATCTAAAGGAGCATTGCACGGATTAACTAAATTTAGTCTTGAAGATGCGCCACCGAGCACATTCTTTTTAGAATATGTATCTAGGCCTCCAACAGCAGAAATATTTTTTGAAGATGTATTAATGGCTTGTGTATTTTATGGCATGCCAATATTAGCAGAAAATAATAAGCCAAGACTTTTATATTATTTTAAAAGAAGAGGTTATAGAGGCTACTCTATGAATAGACCTGATAAAGTTTGGAATAAACTTTCCGTGACTGAGAAAGAAATTGGAGGAGTGCCAAACTCTAGTGAAGATATTAAACAAGCTCACGCCGCTGCTATTGAATCATATATAGAAGATCACGTTGGTTTACTTGAAACTGGTTATGGTAATATGTATTTTAACAAAACATTAAATGATTGGGCTAGGTTCAATATAAATGATAGAACAAAATACGATGCTTCCATTAGTTCCGGGTTAGCCATAATGGCTTGTAACAAAAATAGATACACACCAACAAATCCTATAATTAGGCAAGTGCATAATTTAGGTATTAAAAAATACGACAATACAGGTTCTTTATCAAAAATATACTAAATGAATATATACACAAATACAAATAGTGCCTTCCCAAGTCAGGTAGTACCTGATTCAGTTAAAGCGTCTGAAGAATACGGGTTACAAGTATCACGTGCTATAGAACAAGAATGGTTTGAGCAGGGTAGGACTACTGGTAATAGATATTTAACTAATTGGAATAACTTTCACCAATTAAGACTATATGCTAGAGGAGAACAATCTGTACAAAAATACAAGGATGAATTAGCTACTAACGGTGACATTTCGTATTTAAACTTAGATTGGAAACCTGTACCTATTATATCAAAGTTTGTTGATATTGTAGTTAATGGTATGTCTCAAAAGAGTTACGATATAAAAGCTTATTCTCAAGATCCTGAGTCTTTAAAAGCCAAAACAAATTACGCACAATCGATCTTAAGAGATATGTATGCTCAAGATCTTATTGCAAAAGCTAATGCTCTTACAGGCGAGAATTTACAAGCATCGCCATTAGGAGCAGATGAGTTACCTGAAACAAAAGAAGAATTAGAACTTCACATGCAGCTAAACTATAAGCAGTCAATTGAGATTGCTGAAGAAGAAGCTATCAATAATACATTGGCTCAAAACAAATGGGACTTAACTAGAAGAAGATTAAACTATGACTTAGCTGTAATTGGTATTGCATGTGCTAAAACTAATTTTAATGTTAGCGAAGGTGTTAAAGCAGAATACGTTGATCCAGCTTATTTAGTTTATTCATATACTGAAGATCCAAACTTTGAAGATATATATTATGTAGGTGAGGTTAAAGCTGTTACAATACCTGAGTTGCAAATGCAATTTCCACATTTATCAGCTGACGAATTATATAAGATACAACAAATGCCTGGTAATAGACAATATATTACAGGATGGGGTAACTACGATGAGAATACGGTTCAAGTATTGTACTTTGAGTATAAAACTTACATGAACCAAGTATTTAAAATAAAATACGGTGAAAACGGAATGGAGAAAGTTCTTGAAAAGAATGATGACTTCAATCCACCACCAAGTGATAAGTTTGACAAAGTTTCAAGATCAATTGAAGTATTATACTCAGGAGCAAAAATCCTTGGTACTAATATGATGTTAGAATGGAAGTTGTCAGAAAATATGTCTAGACCAAGTGCTAATATAACTAAAGTAGAAATGAACTACGTTATATCAGCTCCTAGAATGTATAAAGGTAGAATTGATTCTATTGTAAACAAGATTACAGGGTTTGCAGATATGATCCAATTAACTCACCTTAAGTTACAACAAGTAATGTCTAAGATGGTGCCTGATGGTGTATTTGTTGATGTTGACGGATTAGCTGAAGTTGATTTAGGTAACGGTACAAATTACAATCCAGCGGAAGCATTGAATATGTATTTCCAAACAGGTAGTATAATCGGTAGATCACTTACTCAAGATGGTAATATGAATGCTGGTAAAGTACCTATTCAGGAATTGAGTAGTTCATCTGGCCAAGCTAAGATCGCATCGTTAATACAAACATACCAATATTACTTACAGTTAATTAGAGATGTTACAGGATTAAATGAAGCGCGTGACGGTAGCATGGTTGATAAAGATACATTAGTAGGGCTTCAAAAGATGGCCGCTAACGCATCAAATACCGCTACTAAACATATTTTACAATCAAGCTTATATTTGACTCTTAGAATATGTGAAAACATATCATTGAGAATTGCAGATTGCCTTGATTACCCATTACTAGCTAAGATGTTAGAAGAGAGTATTACTACTTTCAATGTTGCAACCCTAAAAGAAATTAAATACTTAAATCTTTATGACTTTGGTATTTACTTAGAATTAGAACCAGACGACGAAGAGAAAGCTTTATTAGAGCAAAACATACAAGTTGCTTTACAAAGCGGCGGAATTGATTTAGATGATGCTATTGATATTCGTCAAATTAAAAATCTAAAATTAGCAAATCAAATGCTAAAGTTTAGAAAGAAGAAAAAACAAAGAGCAGCACAAGAAGCACAAATGGCTAACATTCAAGCTCAAGCTCAAGCGAATCAAGAGACAGCTGAAAAAGCGGCTTTATTTGAAGTGCAAAAACAACAAGCGTTAACTCAAGAAACAGTTAACATCGAGCAGGCTAAATCGCAATTTGAAATGCAAAGAATGCAAACAGAAGCTGAAATTAAAAGACAGTTGATGGAGCTACAGTATCAATACGAAATGCAATTAGCGCAATTAAAAGCTCAAACAGTAGATAAGAATTTACAAGCAGCAGAAGACAGGAAAGATGCAAGAACAAAAATTCAAGCAACTCAGCAGTCGGAACTGATAGATCAACGTAAAAATAATTCATTACCAAAAGATTTTGAAACTGCGGATAATGGATTTGGCGACGACTTCGGCGGAATGCTTGGAATGTAATACACTTATTAACCAATTTTATATTATTATATCATGTCAACAATTAAACAAGAAGGAGACTTCAAAATGCAGAAGCCAAAGAAACCTAGAAATTTATCTAAAGTAGATAATGTAACTAAGGTTGATTTGTCTGCGCCAGCAGTAGAACAAGAAATAACAAAAGTAATTATTCCTAATACAGAAAAAGATGCCGTTCAAGAGTCAAGCACAGAGGAAAGCGTGTTACGCACAGAACAGCCCGAAATGGGATTGCAAGAAGTGGAGCCAGGAGACGAAAGGCCCATTGAAGATGTTATTCAAGAAATCGAAGAGCCAGAAGTAGATACTAGAAGTATTGAAAATGAAATTGAGCAACATATAATTGAGCAAGCAAATACAGGAAAGCCATTACCAGAGAACATCGAAAAGCTAATTGCTTTTATGGAGGAAACTGGAGGAACAATAGATGATTACTCTCGTTTGAATATTGATTACTCTTCTGTTAGCAGTGAAGCGTTATTAAGAGAATATTATAAAAAGTCAAGACCACATTTAGATGCTGAAGAAATACAATTTCTTATGGAGGACGAATTTAGTTATGACGAAGAATTAGATGATGAGCGAGACATCAGAAAGAAAAAACTCGCGTTTAAAGAAGAGGTTGCAAAAGCCAAAGGATTCTTAGAAGATCTTAAATCAAAGTACTACAATGAAATCAAGTTGAAATCAACAAGTGTACCAAAAGAACAACAAGAGGCCTATGACTTTTTTAATCGATATAAGAAGACGGAGG